GTTGAAGATAAATATGCCATGCCGTCCTCCTTCCATCAGTACAAATCAATGAACCGGCTTTCCGTACTGCCGTCCTCATACTCGATCACCACTTCAATGCCCACCTGGGAAGTGTCGCTTAACTTCTCCAGATTTTCCGAGCCGATCTGCGCCGACAGGGTGTAGCTGGAGCGGTTGGCGGGATAAACGGTCTGGGACAGGCTTTTGGTCATGCCGGCCACGCCCTCCGCCTTGAAGGAAGCCGTGCCGGATGCGCCGTTTTCGCCGTCCGCTTCAAAGCCGGAGCTGACCCAATAGGCAAGCCCGTCATCAGCGCGGGAGTTTCGCAGCAGGTTAAAGGGAACCATTTCCCGGATATCGTTATTGGACACCATGCTGGTGCCCTCCAGGGAATCCGCCGCATTGTCCCACTGGCTGGCGGAGCTGCCCAGGTTTTTGAGCGTAGTGGAAAGCTCCAGCACCGTGTTCCACGGCTCCTGCAGATTGTATTCCCGGCGGACAATTCTTGTGGTGACCGAAAGACCCAACTCCTTATCCTCCACCCGGACGTAATCTCCCAGTTCCCAGGCTTCATGCTCGTAGCCCGTCAGCACGGATAAGTCCATCGCGTTTAACACATAGGAAATGATGGGCTTTGCGTAATCCGCCAGCCGCATCTCGGCGTATTCCTTCATCTGGTAGGGGTTCGTGAAGGAGGAGCAGTCCAGGGTGGAGATTCTCACCTCGTCTGTGTAGGTGAAGTCCTCCACATAGGGCCTTCCGCCGTTGATGTCCGCGAAGGTCATCCCTTCCGCGCCCACGGCGTACAACCGGGTCACAAGCTCCCTGGTGTCCACCACCCGCTGGATGGATTTCATGTTCTTCTTGTAGGCAAAAAGGGCGCCGCTGTCCTTGCCGTTGACCGTCAGCAGATGCACCAGCCGGTTCGGGCAGTCAAAGACCAGGTCGCCGCCGTGGAGGTCTGCGGTATTCCGGAGGATGGACAAAGCGTTTTTCTCCGTACTGGTCCAGGTGCGCTGTGTCCGCACTGTCACCGTGCCGACGCTCCATTCCGTACCCTCCAGGGCGTATGCCATCGCCGTTTCCGGGTACTCCGCTTCAAAGGTACGTTCCTCCTTGCGGACAGAGAAGGTCAGGTCATAGAACTCCGCCTCCGCGTACACCTCTGTGACGGCGCTGCCGTCTGTGTCCCTGGTGTCGGTAACTGTCCGTACCTTATACACATCATCCACGATCTGGATCTTCTTCTCACTGTCGATATACCCCCGTTTGCCGTCCCGGTAGGGGATCTTAAAGGAAAGGGTGTCCTCGCCGTTGATCTCGCCCGTGACAATGATGTCGTAGGCATTCTCCAGCACTGCCTCCCATGCGCCGTTCCTGTCCAGCACCACCGGCCTTGCGTAGCCGATCTTCTCATATGGCGCTTTCGGGATGTCGTAGAGCCGGATATCGATGAGTTTTGGCGTCCGGGAAGTATCGGAAGTCGTGAGCGTTACCCGGAAACGGATATATGTGCGGGTGGGAGAAGTCAGCCGCCCGTCTGC